GACCTATGGAAGTTGAATCAGCAAGAGCGATTCAATGTGTGTGTAAAAGCTTATAATTAAAAACAATAAAAGTATAAATAAGAATACATATGAAAGATAATCTAATAAAAACAGTTCAAAAATTTCTCGTTGAGTCCGCAGATATCCGAACCAGACGCGAGAGATTGCTAGCTTTTCTTAATCACGTCACAGGTCATTCCGGACCTATTAAAGCGAAATATTCAAGTTCTTGGGATCACTTTAATGGTCTTAAAGGTGTTTCTGATATTCAAAGCGAGACTCATGAAGACGGCCTTGTGAATGCATTAATTCAAATTGCTCAAGATCCTCTAAGCGATGGTAAAGGTCACACTATGGGTTTTAACTTAAAAGAATCAATAATAGATTTCTTAAAACAATTTTATCCCGGCCGAGAAAAAGAAGTTGATAGACCTGGGCCTAAAGGCACTTTCGGAGGCGCGGGTGTTCAATATTGATAATCACAAAAAGTTAAATTATAAAAAGAAAGAGGAGGTTTTTTAACCCCTCTTTTTTAGTATAGACGTATAATTTCGTAAAAATAATGCATTTTGTTGAAAAAAGTTGTTTACATCTGCCGTGTTTTATGGTAGAATAGTACCGTAAGGAAACACCAAATTATGAACGAACTTATTTATCCAGATCGTGCGGCCGCCGTATCCGCGTGCCGCCTATATCTTGAAGACTTCTATGCACCACTGCAGGAACGGTATTGTATTACCGAATCAGGCGATGACAGCTGCGTGCAAACTTATATTCTCGCACAATTTTACGATGAGTCTGGAGCAATTCAACAATACACTCACTGGTAAAAATATGACAACACTTCCTACACTATATTCTCGAACAAGTACCGGTGCAGTTCAGCAATGGACAATTGAAATTGATGGTTCGCGCACTCGTACACATCACGGCCAACACGGCGGTAAAATTGTAACCACAGAATGGTTTGATTCAATTCCAACAAATGTCGGTCGTGCCAACGAACGCGACGGCGATGCTCAAGCAATGTTTGAAGCTGCTGCTTGTTGGAAAAAGAAAGTGGACAGCGGATGTTTTGAGGACCTATCAAAAATTGATACGTTTACATTCATCGAGCCTATGCTTGCCAAAAAATGGGAAGATCGCAAAAACAAAGTTGCATTTCCAGTCTATTGCCAACCCAAGTTGGACGGCATGCGTGCAATTATTACACGTCATGGCGCAAAGAGTCGCAACGGCAAACCATGGGTAACCATTCCACATATTTTGCAAGCATTGGAACCGGTGTTTGCGGCACATCCAGATTTGATTCTTGACGGCGAATTGTATTGCCACGGATTGCATGATGATTTTAATAAGATCAGCAGTCTTATCAAAAAGACCAAACCAACAGCATTTGATCTTGAGGAAAGTGCTGCAACAATCCAATATCATTGGTATGACATTGCGGACAGTAAGATGAAATTTCTTGATCGCAACATGAAGATTGGCAGCATTTGTGCAGAATATAATTTTACTCCAAAGACTCCAGTTGTTCCTGTTGTAACATATGTGGCAAATGATGAACAAAAGCTTGATACACTGTATGGTATTCTTCTTGAAGATGGATATGAAGGTCAAATGGTCCGCACTAATGATCTTTACGAGTTCAAACGTAGCAACACACTGCTTAAGCGCAAGGAATTTCAAGATGATGAATATCTTATCGTGGAAATTTGCGAAGGCAATGGCAACAAAACTGGAATGGCAGGTTATGCCACATTGGAACGACCTGACGGCAAAAGATTCAGTTCAAACATTAAAGGTAACCACACGTTTTTGAAAGAATTGTTGGCTGATGCGCCATCATATGTTGGGCAATATGCCACATGCAAATACTTCAATCTTACTCCTGATGGAATTCCAAGGTTTCCATACGTCATTGGTTTTCGCAACGGCCAAGGAATTGATTAATCCAAATTTTTACAAACAATAATATGAAAAATACACCAGCACTAAAACAACGGAAAGCACTAATCGCGGCAATCGCAATGCGTCATCGAGCAGAAAATGATCTTATTCGAAGCGTTTCGGTTGAAACAAAATGTAAGGATGAACATGATCAATACACAAAAATTGTTGAAGAGGAATTTGATGCACTTCAAAAATGCTCCATAAACACTAATTCATTCGCATAATATGAATACGGAATCACTACAAAAGATTGAGGAATACAAAACATATATTACAAATCTATCGGCAGTTCAAAATAAGTTGTACGATGATCTTGTCGCTTCTTTACAATTGGAAGATAAGTACGAAGACTTTGTATTTGACTATGTGTACAATGAAACACCTTTAGGTAGTTTTCAACAATATTTGGAGCGATATAATGTTATGCCACCATTGTTTCAACAATAAAAGACGTGAAGGAAAAAATTAAAATAACAGTGGAAACAGATGATGGGACTTCAATGGTGCTGTCATTACCTGATTCTCTTACAATAGACGAGTTTGCCGTGTATTTGAAAATGATTCCAAAGTTTCTAACATACGCAGACTCGTCCATTGATGAAATATTTAGCACAGATGAACTTTGAATCATATGTAATTGGCGCAGCATTTTTGTTGTATTTTGTTGTAGGCATAAGCTTTGCATTCAAAGGCAATTGGGCATGGACACTTGTGTATATGAGTTATGCAATGTCCAATTTAGGACTGATGATTGTTGCAGGAAAATAATATGGAAAGCTATTACCTTTATGAAACGCCAGAGGCATTGACCGCTCTTGGTGCACAAAATGTCATTACTGATATTGGCTCACTTTCAGCACTAGTATCGGCCGATCTATCGAATGATCAATGCAAAACATTAATTCCTTCGGGAAACTATTGTTATGATGAAAACGGCGTCTGTCCATTTTTAGATGTCATACCACATTTCCCAAAACAGTTAAATGGCTATTGTCATTATTTGAAAAGCGGAGATTGGCAAGATGAAGGATTTGGATTACTTTGGGACCAGTGTAAGGAGTGTGGAGTGAACGAATACAGAAGTGATTATGATGAATAATGTTGTTTACATATTCGCAAAAATAGTATATAATTAAATTATCAACAAAACATATGAATAAACAAAATGAAAAACAGTTACTTGTAGAAGTAACACCGCCTGGAGAAGAATATGAACAAAATATTCTTGATGAAAAACGCATTAAAAAGGAAAATGCAGAAACACAGGAACAATTGGAAACCGAACAATGATTATACAACGATTGTCAGAAATGGTGCATGCAAAAAAGGACGAATACTATTGTGATTTTTTGGAATCTTTTATGTTTGATGTTATGCTATCGTTTCACAAAGATGTGACCAATGGTAATATTAATGTTCCACAGGAAGTACAACACTTTGCAAGTGATTGTCATACATATATTACACGCGATCGCGAATTACTAATTAATACTTTAATTGAAGCAGAATTACAAGATTTGGGCAATGAGGAAATTCTTCAAATAAAAGCCGACTTGTGCAAACAAGATGAATACTATTGCAATGGTATTTTTCAAAACAGACAATACATTTTTAACAAACAACAATAACACATATGTCAACAATACTAGAAAAACTAAAAAAGAATTGCCGCATTAAAGAAGCCGATGTGCTTAGCGAAAGTGAATTTTATGCCGAAAAAGATATTACCACAACAAGTGTACCAATGATCAACGTTGCGTTGAGTGGATGCATTGACGGAGGACTTACAAGCGGACTTACCATTTTGGCAGGTCCTTCGAAACATTTCAAAACTTCGTTTGCGCTTCTTATGGCAAGTGCATATCTTAAAAAGTATAAGGAGGCTGTTCTTATGTTTTATGATAGTGAATTTGGAAGCCCGCAAAGTTATTTTGAAAGCTTTGGGATTGACACTTCTCGAGTACTTCACGTTCCTATTAAAAACATTGAAGAACTTAAATTTGACATTGTCAATCAACTTGAAACAATCGACCGTAAGGACAAAGTTGTAGTTGTAATTGACAGTGTTGGTAACCTTGCAAGTAAAAAAGAACTTGATGACGCTCTTAATGAAAAGAGTGTTGCGGATATGACACGAGCCAAATCATTAAAAGGATTGTTCCGAATGGTTACTCCGTATCTTACAATGAAAAACATTCCATTGCTTGCTATTAATCACACGTACCAAACTCAGGAAATGTTCAGCAAGGCGGTTGTTTCTGGTGGTACCGGAATCATGTATTCCTGCGACAATTGCTGGATTATTGGTCGTCAACAAGATAAGGACGGTACTGAAATTCAAGGCTATCACTTTATTATTAACATTGAAAAATCTCGCTTTGTAAAAGAAAAAAGTAAAATTCCTATCAGCGTAAGTTGGAAAGGTGGTATTGAAAAATGGAGTGGATTGCTTGACATTGCACTTGAAGGAGGTTATGTAGTTAAACCAAAAAATGGTTGGTATACTGCAATTCACCCAACAACCAAAGTGGAACTTTCCAAGGCTGTGCGTGAAGCAGGAACAATGACCAAGGATTTTTGGGAAGGTGTATTTAAAGGCACTGATTTTGCAACATACATTAAAAACAAATATACCATTGGTCTGCGTGATATGATTGATTCGTCTAATGATGATTTTGATTACTCTCAAACCGTTGAACAAGAAATTGAAAAAATCTAATATATGAAAATTTTAATATGTGCACTATTGTGTTGTTCACAACTTTATGCTGAAAATTATAATGATGCCAGTAAGTATAAGATTTTATATGCACGAGTAACATATTATTGGCCAGGATCTGGTGGCCAAGTGCGTAACATAACATCCACTGGGCAAAAGGCCGTATGTGGTAAATCCGCGGCTGTTGATCCTAAGCTTATTCCATACGGTTCAACAATTTATATTCCGGCAATGAAAAGTGTTGTAAAAGCCGTTGATACAGGGTCGGCGGTACAAAGAAGGACTGCTTCAAAAGTGCTTGGTCGAAATGAACCTGTAATTGATATTTTTTGCTCCAGTAAAGCAAAGGCATATGAAAAGATTAAAAAATATCCAATGGTTATGAAAATTCACGTAAAAAAATAATATGAAAGAACTTGTTGATTATGTATTTGTAGAAAAACCGTCATCGGATTTTTATTCGGTAAAATTGCTTAAAGGAGCATACACCGATGTGATTTATACATACGGTGCGGTAACACTGAAAGAAGATAAAGAAAATGATACCGCGGTATTACAATTTCAATATAAGATTGAATCAACGCCTGAACATATTGACGGCGCAAAATTGTTTGAAAATGCACACTTTAAAAATTATATTGGAGATATATTATCGTGCATATTGGATGAAAATGAATTTAAAATTGGCAAAAAACGATAAAATATGGAAGCTCAGCTTGAGGACATTATAATTAAAAACTTAATTCAAAACGAAACCTTTTGTAGAAAAGCATTACCACATTTAAAACCAGAATATTTTGAAGGTCATTACCGGTCGGTGTATGGCCTTATTTTGGCTTTTATTGGAAAGTACAATAAGCTTCCTAATGCTAGTGTTCTTGACATTGAATTTAGAAACAGTGAAATTGTAAGTCGTAATGATTGCAATGAAGTACTAAAAGTAATCAATGAAATTGAACAATCGTGTGTTGTTGAAGATCAATGGTTGTTGGACAGCACCGAAAAATGGTGTAAAGATCGAGCGGTGCATCTTGCCGTTATGGAAGCAATTACTATTATTGATGGTAAAAGTAAAACCAAAGCGGAAGGTATGATTCCGGATATTTTGTCCAAAGCGTTGAGCGTTACATTTGATACAAACGTTGGACACGATTATATTGCCAACGCAGAAGAACGATATGAATTTTATCATAAGACAGAAGATAAAATTCCGTTTGATCTTGAAATGTTTAATACAATTACCAATGGAGGAATTCCACGAAAAACATTGAGTATGTTAATGAGCGGAACCGGCGGCGGTAAAAGTTTAACTATGTGTCATTTGGCCGCTGCCAATTTGGCAGAAGGACGAAACGTATTGTACATTACAATGGAAATGTCCGAGGAAAAAATATCAGAACGAATTGATGCCAATCTTCTTGATGTTCGTATTGATCAACTTAAGGAATTGTCACATTCGTCCTTTTCATCCAAAATTAAAGGTGTTGCAAACCGAACAAAAGGAACTCTTATTGTAAAAGAATATCCGACGGCCGCTGCTCATGTTGGTCACTTTCGAGCGTTATTGTTGGAACTTAAAATGAAAAAGAAATTTGTTCCTGATGTAATTTACATTGACTACATTAACATTTGCGCAAGCAGCCGAATGAAAGGTTTGGGAGGATCTATTAATTCTTATGGTTTGATTAAAAGTGTTGCGGAGGAAATTCGTGGTCTTGCCGTTGAATTTAATGTTGCCATTTGGAGTGCAACTCAGGTAAACAGAGACGGTTACAACAATAGTGATATTGATATTACCAATGTTTCGGAATCTATGGGTATTTCACATACAGTTGACTTATTTCTTGTTATTATCAGCACCGAACAATTGGACAAATCCAATCAAATTATGGTCAAACAACTTAAAAATAGATACAATGATCTTTCCAAACATAAGCGATTTACTGTTGGCATTGACCGCGGTAAAATGAGGTTGTATGATGTTGCAGATCCTACGGCAAATATTTCCGTTGACAGTGATGTTGCTCAAGCACCCGCTCCTTCACAATTTGTGGCAGGAAAAACTAATGTAAGATCAAATAATTTTGGTGGATTCAAAATATGATAAGATATAAATACAACAATACCATATGAAACATAAATTCAAATTTAAAGAATATCTGACTGAAGGGATTACTTCTGAAACTGCACTAAAAGTAGCAGGAGTTATTTCCACATACATTGCCAAAAAAACTGGAGTAACCTTTTTCAAAATGCCAGGCATTGAGGAATATAAAAATGGAAGTGATTCCGGCTTTGGGCTAAGAATGTTTTCCAAAAAAGGAAATCAAAGCATCCGTTTTAACTATAAAAGCTTTGGTAATATTGATTTGGTAAATCTTGCTTCTGTTCATTATTGGAACGGATCCGACCCATCACCGTATTTTATTGAATTTGATACTCGTGTTTCGGTTATTAAAGTGCTTCCTGTGATTGTTGATATGATTAATAACAAGGAAATCAAATTAGGCAAAATGATTTCTCCTCCTGATGATGTTCCTTTAAATGAATCCGATTTTACTCTTTATGAAAATGAAGCGATGGATTCAAGTGTAATGTATGACGGTATTCTTTCTCTTATTGCGGCCAATGGCCCTAAAGGAACGTTGACGCAAAGTAAAATTTATTCTTACAACAAAATTGCAGGTGTTAAAGTGTTTGATGCTATAAGAGCTGATTTTCCAAAATTATTTTTTAAAGATGGTAACAAATATGAATGGCGCGGAACAAGCGCCGACCTTGAAAGCATTAAAAATGATAAGAGTAAAATCTTATCAGACCTTGGTGCCGTTGGAATTAAAGTAAGTCGTGGCAGCGCAAATGAAACATATAAGCAAAACGATGCGCTTAAAGATCTTTCCAAAAACATCGAACGCTTATCATTCGAAAAACAATTGGAAGATTTGGAAAATTTAATCCGAATGACGATAGGCGGTTCAAGCAACGGATTATTTATTAGTGGTTCTGGTGGTGTCGGTAAAACACACACAACTGAAAAGATTTTAAAGAGTGCAGGATTGCGCGACGGTTCAGGTTATTTCAAAAACACAGGTACTTCAAGCGCGGCAGGTTTATATTCATTGTTGTTCCGTTATAAAGATAAAATTGTACTATTTGATGATAGTGATAGTACTCTTGGTGATCAAGAAGCACGCAACATTGTTAAAGCTGCAACCGATACCAAAAAAATTCGTAAGCTTGTATGGAACAAAATGGGCAAAAATGTTGTTGATCCTGAGGATATGACCGATGAGGAAATATTAAACGACGGCTTAATTCCTCGCTATTTTGAATTTACCGGAAGAATTATTTTCATTTCCAACTTATCACTGGACAAACTTGATCCAGACGGTGCTCTTCGTACTCGCGCATTTATTGTTAACATTGATCCTACCGAAGAGGAAATCTACGACTTTATGGAAAAAATTGTTGGCACCATGGAATTGGAGGACGGTTTAAGTCTTGGCCTTGAATCACGCAAAGAAGTTATTAAATTGCTGCGTGCAGGAAAATCACAACAAAAACCAAACTTACGAAAGCTATCTCGTGGTTTAAGTATGAAAGCAGGCGCTGAAGCTTCGGGCGTTGATATTTCCAAAACAGAATTGGCGCGAATGATTGAAATGTACGCTTAACTAATTTTAAGGTCCTTTGTTTTGATACAAGTAAAAATTTACGGATGCTCGGATAAGGCTTTACAAAGTCTGATTCGTCGAGCATTCTATTTTTTTATTAAACAATTAATGCCTCGCAAAAGAAAATTGTGCGTTGCCATATTTATGAAGCATAAACTTCTTGCTGAAGAAGGCATATATGCATCATGCTATCAAATTGATTTAAATAATGTAGGTTGCGACTACACAATACTCATGGATTCAAATCAAGATCAAAAAACAATTATAGGTTCGCTTGCGCATGAAATGGTACATGTTAAACAGTTTGCACGCAAAGAATTGTCAATATTAAACGGTGATTATTGCGCAAAGTGGAAAGGTGTTAAATTTGGTGATGACGTTGAATATGAAGATATGCCTTGGGAAATTGAAGCCAACAATGCTGAATCACAATTAACACCAGCTTTTTTCAAAAATAGAATTTATAAATAGTATAATACAAAATGAAATCATTTAAACAACATTTTTTAACGGAAGCCAATAATTTAGCGCCAGGTGAATTGTACAAATATCAAGTGCGCGTTGATAAATTTATTGAAAAATTTAAGAAAAAATCTCCTTTTGTACTTACAACTGGTGAAACTGTTGTATTGAAATATGATAAAGCAGTGGCAGATGCCATACTAAATAAAGACAATCCAACAAAAATCGTTTTAAAAAGTGCTGATGACACAGCATCATACACACTTGGTAAATTTGCAAAAACTGCTGAATTTGGTGGTGCTGAAAAAGCCGCAGGTGCAGGAAGTGCAATTACAAAACTAACCGAAAGTGCGCAATGTGTATACGCTCAGGCATTATGGAACGGAACTAAGGATTATAATGATGATGATTTAAAGGAAGCATATGCCACCGTTGATGTTAATGAATCATTGGAAAATATTCTTAATCTTCAAGAAAGCTGGAAAAAATCTTGCATTATTGGTGCAGAACTATTGTATAAAAAATTTGGTAAAAAGAATTATAAATTTCATAGAGGTTCCTCATGGGTACAAAATCTAGAAAAGGTTTTCATGAAACTGAATAAAGTTGATAAATTTTTCAGTAACCTTAATAAATGGAGTCCTGCAGATATTTACATGCTCTCACCTGTAGGAGCTCAAATTAAAATTGATCATACCATCGATGACATTGTTGAATTAAATAAAATTCTATATGAAGCACTGGCCAGTGGAGATATTGTAGGTGTTTCATTGAAAAAAATGGCCAAAGGCGGAAAAATTGATTACTACAATTATGATGAAGAAAAGAAAGTAATTGAATTTGATAAGTTTACTACTGGCGCGGACGGATTCTTTTCTTCAAAGGATATTTACATTTACTTTACAGTTAATGGTAAAGTTCAATTTAGAACATTTAGCGAACCTACATCTTGGCAAGGTGAAATTAAAGGCAAAATCGCCAACGGAGGAAAACTTGGTTACGGTCCAATTCAAGGTGTTCTAAGACGTTTAGGTCTTAAACAGCTTACAGATGTTAAGGTTTTAAAATCCGCAATTGACAAAAT